CGCCTAAATCATTCGCGCAAAAATTATGAATTTTGTTGAAAGCTGCATGAAACTGATAGTTTTGATAATCCTCTATTAATTCCTTTTGAAGATTTTGAGTTTTTATTTCCATATAACGATCTATTTCGGTTAGTTCTTTTTCCTTTACGCGTTTATCTAAATCAAAATCATGCAGATTGCCAAGTAAAAACCTAAGAGTATTTCTGATTCTTCTGTAGGTGTCCGAAACGCCTTGTAACCGGTTTTCAGATATGACCATTTCATTCCTGTAGTCAGTAGAAGCTATCCATGCTCTTAATATGTCTGCTCCTCTAGAGTTCCAGATTTCTTGAGGTGAAATAGCTTGAATCTTAGTAGTTTCTGCTTCTTCTTTGACTTCCTCTTCTTTAACTACTTCTTGAGTAGCTTTTAAGATAGATTCGTATTTACCTGAAAGGTCAGACTTTTTCATTTTATTGACTTGATCATAAATGTTTTTCAACATTTGATTCTTAGTCTTAGGGATTTGGACGGCTTCAGCGGCGGGTTCTTCTTCCTCCTCTTCTTCCTCCTCTTCTTCTTTTTTAACGGAAGCTTTTTGTTCTTCTACTTCCTCTTCACCTTCTTCTTCTTCTTCAGAATCGTCTTCTTCTTTCTTCACAGAGGCCTTAGGGGCTTCTGCAACGATTTCGACATCTGAAGACTCTTCGGTTTCCTCAACACTCTGTTCTTCAGACTCTTGTCCTTCCAAAATTTCTTCAGACATTTAAATCTCCTATATCCGTTAATTTAGGTGTTTACTGTTGTTATTATTTAGTAAACTTATAAACTTGACATAAACGAATCAAAAGCCTTTATCTGAACTTCATCTAATTGCTTTTGACTAGTTATTTTTATTTGTTTTTCGATTCGGGCAACATGGCGTTCATCAAGAATACCATTATCCCATATCCACTCTTTTCCTTCCATAATACCATTGACAAATGCCGCTGGAGCGGAAGGGTCGGCGACAATATCTGCAGCTGTTGCAAGATAAAAATCATCTTGAACATGACTACAATTGCGCCCTACGGGTCTCAATGAACCCATTCCTCTGGATGAGACACCCAGACGGGCTCCCTCATCGATAAGGTTCTTTACAATTTTACCATAAGGTGTGTCCATAATCTTTGCTCGACCTACGAAATTGTCTCCGTCCTCTTTTAACTCTTGAATCATGTGGGAAACTCTTTCAAGATTTACTGTAGGTCCTTCTGGATGTCCTAATTCTCCAAAAGCTCTTGATTGTTTTATGTAATTTTGATCATACCTTTTGGCCTCTTTTTGTAAGATAGCTTTAGGATATAATCGACCATTGCGATTCTTCACATTGGCCTGCATAAAAACACCTTCGATAAAATAATTCTTTCCTTTTTTGGTATCTTCACATATAAATTCTACATTATCTAATTGTTCGCATATAAGTTTCATTAATTTTCTCCTATTATGTGAAATTACCTTTTAAGTAGTCAACTCTATATCCTAACGATGCGTTCTCTTCGTATGCTGGGATATCAAAGCCTGGCGCCTGTTTCTTTAATTCCATTATGACTGTATAAGAGTCTCCGGCTCCGTGTCCTGTTGTAGAAAATTGTATGTCTCCCAAAACTTCAGAGGTATCACCAGTTGCGTTTATTGGTATTCCTGGCCATTCCATATTTGACATAGACCAACTACCATTACCACTTAATTCTGCAATATATTTTTCTGCGGTTGATCCATCCCATTCAATAGCAACTTGTAAACCATTTGTAATCCACATTATTTTAGTAACTAATACATTCCACTCTAAGCCTGTAAAGTTACCACTATTTGCTACTGTTCTAGTATTGGCTCCAGATACTCCACCTACAATTGCATCACCATTAGACATACCTGTATCAATTGAAGTTGCTTTTTTGTTTGTATTATCCCATCCAACAACTTCTACTGTAGATGCGCCGGCTGTAAAACCAGTAACAAGAAATGTTTCTGCTGATCCTACTGTTATTACTTCCCCAATCTTAAAGTTTGGGCTTGCTGCACCTGATAAGGTCATCGTGTGTTTTGCCCAAGCTAATGTAGATAGATCTACTTTCTTAACATCTGATTCTGATGCATCTGAAAAAAACTTAGCAATATATTTTTTTTCGTCATCACGTAGTACTTGCGTCTCTGCTGCCATCTTCTACCTCGTTACTTTCCGGCTCTTTCGAGTCTGTCTGCGTTTTGTTTAAAAAAGTTTTAGCGAATTCTTGTTTTTTTCCTTCTAATGATACCATCACTTTTTGTTGTAATACATCACCTATTGCTGTCTTTACACCTTGTGCATCACCTTTAGCCGATAATGCTACGATATCACCAATTGTAGTTTCATTAGACATAAAATTCCTCTATTGTTCTATTATATTTATACTATTTATAAATTTTACCCAGATATAATCTTTAAATCTGGTTTATTTGCTGCAGGATCAAATTCCCATTGTTGGTCTTCAGCTTCACCACCTCCTGCTTCAGCCTTTTCTGCTGCAATTTGTTCTTTCATATCATCAATTTCTTCTTGAGTTAATTTAAGAATGTGTTTATTGACATATTCTTGTGAGAAGAATTTACCAACAACTTCATCTCTATATCCCATATCATTTACCAACATACCTAAACGTTCTCTCATCATGGTTGCTTGTTGTAATTCTGCAAAGTGAGAATCAGTTTGCCATTGATATATTACTTGGTCTTTTATGACCAACCAATCTTGTGAAGAAACAACTCCCTTGAGAAGTAACTGTTTTTCAAGGAGATCATTAAATAAATGATTAAATCTCGCTCTTAATCTTTCAATGAAACGAGTAAATTTTACTTCATCTCTTGAAATCTCTTCTGCTCTACCAAGTATAAAACCAGAATCTTGTTCTAGTCTAGAAGGGGGAACATTAAGTGCTTTGTATAATTTTGTTTTAAAGTATTCAACATCAGCTAACTCACCAAGATTCTCCCCTCCTGGCAAAGTTGAAATTTCTGTACCTCTACCACCTTCTCTACGTGGAAGCCAATAATCTTCCAACATACTCATGTGCTTACGTTCATCCTTGATTTCGCCAGAATTAGAATCGTATACAAGTTTGTTCTTGTATTTGTTCATAATGTCACGTAGATACTGTTCTGCTTTGATCTTAGGTAAGTTACCAACATCAATGTAGAATATTCTACGTTCTGGAGCACGTGAAATACGATAGATGACAACTGCATCTTCGATCATTCGTAACTGATTGAGTGGTTTGATTGCTTTGTGTAGATTACTTAAAACTAATTTTCTATCTGGATCTAATACACCTGAATGACAATATGAAATGGAATCTCCTGCAATTTGAACTGTAGTACCACCTGCAGTTTGTGAAATTCCCCTTTCATTGAACATAAAATATTCTTGAAAACCAGAAGTATCAAGTTCTGCACCATTGGGTCCTTGAACCACTTTTGGTTGACGAACTTTTTTAATTTTTAGGGGATCTATTGGGCGTAGTTCTAATATACCACGTTTGGGATTTTTCTCATCAATAATAACATGAAAATATAATCTACCATCAACATACCATTTACGAAATAGTTCGTACCCCACTCTTCGAAAATCTAGCAAACGTATTAGTTCCGCAAATTCGTCTTTTATTGCTTCTTTAATTGTATCTGATAAATTTGATTTCTCTAGGCTGATACTGACAGGAGATTCTTCCCTATTCGTAACAATGGCCTCATTAATAACATCATCAATTGCTTGGTCACACTCAGGATATGTTGCCATTTCCCGATATTTTCTAATTAATTCTAATTCATTTTTGGCATAACCCTCAAGATCTACATACGTTCCGTATGCTCCGCCTGAAGGACCAACCTCAAGTGCACCATCTTCTGGTTCAGGAAGTGCAAAAGATTTTTTACTCTTTTGATCTTTGTCAACTCTTCCTATAGAAAAACCGAATAATTCAACTGCCATACATCTTTCCTAATAGGTAAAATGGGAGCGGATTACCACTCCCATGTAAAACGTTTTTTTCATACTTAAATATATATTAATTAAATCCAGCGCCACTTTGACTTGATTTCCAATAGCTATACTCCCATGTTACATCATAGGTTTGGATATCATTAGTATCCCACGATAAAGTTATTTCTCCAGTAGTTGATGGCCATACATCAATAAATTCATAAGATTTAGTGTAAGATCCACCATCTTTGGCGACTTGTTTAACTTTCATCGATCCAGTATAACTGTTAATAGCGGCAAAACCAGCTTCTCTCACATTTGATTTGTGAGAATTGATTCTCTCCATCCAACTTTCTATATGATTTCTAATTTCCATATTTTCATCATTATAGATAGAAGTTGTTAATTGCTGGGCAGCTCTATTACCGGGAATATTTATTGATCTTCCCATATAGGTAACAGTAGCGGCTTCTATAGTTGAAGCTGGGAAATTTACTCCTTTACATAAAAATTTAAAAGAGCCTATTCCTGTAGTAGCTACATTTCCTTTACTTCCACTAAGTTCACATTCAAATAAACTTGCTAATGCTCCACCTTTAGTTAGGTTAGAGGTAAATGTGTCAATACTAAAATCTGGCATGTTTTCTCCATATCCGATGATTAGATTGAGATGATGGGGAAGTCTTTTTTATAAGTACCCTCTTCAGGAATCATCGTCTTCCCCCATCTGTATATTATTATTTATATGACTTTATTATCGATTATCTTGCACCGATAATTTCTTCGAATTCAACTCCGGTTCTAACTGCAACAAATTGTAATTGTATGAAGTTAATGGAACGTGATGGTTTCACGTAAATATCTCCACGAAATTCGTTTCGATCTACCACATCTCCAGTATTATTACTGTCATCACAGATAACTGCAAAGTCTTGAATTCCACCTCTACCTTGAACATCTCTCAAGAATGGCTCAACTGTTGCCACGAATCTACTTCGTGAGAATGCATCGTTGAATTCAAACAAGAAAGATTTGGCCATACTAGCAATTGATTTTTCTAAAAGAATAAACAATCGTCTTACGTTGATACGATCAAACGCAGAAGGTTTTGCTAATAGAGTTTTATCTCCAAAAAGAAGTATTCCACTTCCTGGCATTGCTGTAACAGGATTAACTCCATTCTTATAAAGTTCATCCCTATCTGTTTTATTTGGATTAAAAGGAAGTTTAATTGCATTTCTAATATTACCACGATCTAATCCTGCTGGTGACCAG